TTAATCCAAACCAACCCACCTTTAGTAGACAAGTCAATGCTATTTGTAATTGTGTTTGTAGAACTATTACCTGTATAAAGATAAGTTGAGAACACATCCTCAATGTAGTTGACAGACCCAGATGCCTGTGAAAACTCACCAAAGCCTTGAGCCGATGCCGCACCTTTTGTTGAAACTAATGGCATGGTTGTCCTTTAAGCAAACTGGGTTTGTGAAGCAAAGACAGTAAACGCCGCACTGCCCGTCTTGACGATGGTGTACACATACGCATCCACGCTTGAAGCATTACCCGCCGTTGGCGCTGTACCGCCTTGATACTTAGGGGTCACAGTTGAGCCGTCTACCTGAACTACGTTATTGTAATAAGCAGTAGCGCCTTGAGTCACCAAGAAAGCCACAGTCATTGACTGGCCTGTAGTCATCAATGTATTCAATGAAGTACCGCTTGAGCCTCTGAAGTTAACTGTCCAGTTAGCACTTGCGTTAGTTGTGTAGTACAAAACAGACTGAGTTGTGATGTCGTAGTTGATTGTCCCTGTGGCTGCTGTGGCTGATATAGTTACGACTTCTGCCGCATCGTTTAAAACAATAGCCTGAGCAGATGATGAGCCGGAGAAGGTCTTAGTAGCCGTGAATGTCTGAGTTGTAGATAAACTAGCCACATCAGACAAAGTGTTGTTACTAAAAGCTATGGTTTTGTTGGTTAAAGTCTCTGTGCCCGCCAAAGTAGATAATGTTCCCGTTGTGGGAAATGTGACGTTTGTTACGCCTGTCAGCGTTCTTGTGTAGGCAAAGTTGCCTGAACCCGTTACTGTCATGGCAGCGCTATTAACTACACCTGTGCCGCCATTGGCTGCGGGTAAAGGAACCCCCGAGTAAGTCATTGCCAGAGTGCCACTAGTAGTAATTGGGCTGCCTGCAATACTAAAAATACTTGGGACTGTCGCTGCTACGCTTGTGACTGATCCTGATCCTGTACCCGTGCTGGTAGCTACTTTGATGTAGTCCGTACCGTTGTAGTAGACAAAACACTTCTCACCCACAGCGATAGAAACCCCTGTTTGACCAGCAGCTTTAAATGTTACTGCGCTGGTAGCGCCTGCGTGATCCACCATGTACAGCTTGCTGTAGCTAGGGCCTGTAATAACTTTGGTAACAGTCTGTGTGCCAGTAATACGGATCACCATGTACTGGGCTGTGGTAGAAGTTATTGCGTTTCCTGACGAGCTACCTGTGGTGTTAGCCAAAGTAATAGCGCCATCCCCTGCAAAAGATAATGTGCCCGCAATAGCAATATCAAGGTAATCAGTAATACCGTAGTTGACTGTGTCGCCCCATGTGCCTGAGAGCGTTCCTTGTGTTGGGGTGACTAAGCCCAAAAGAGTCGTCGTTGCTGCCATGATAATCCTTATGCAAATTTGGTTTGTGAAGCCAATACCGTAAATGTAGCCGATGCGGTCTTAATTACGGTTAAAACGTACACATCAAGCGCACTAGCATTACCCGCCGTGGGCGCAGTTCCGGTTTGCCATTTTGGAGTAACCGAACTTCCATCCACTTGATAAGCCGTAGGGTAGTACGCTGTTGCGCCGTTAGTTACCAAAAGCGCAATCGTGCAGGATTGCCCCGTAGCCATGATGGTGTTCAATGTCGTTCCGCTGTTGCCGCGAATGTTGAACGTGAAGTTGGCCGAAGCGTTGGTAGTGTAATACTGAACCGCTTGCGTAATGACATCAAAGTTTGTGGTTGCCGCTGGAGCAGACGCTGTAATTGTGGCCGCTTCAAACAACGCCTCAATGTTTGCGTATGAGCTATAAGTCCAAACGCCGTTGGCTGTAACTGACGACGTTGCCCCAGATACAGCAGAACCAATATTGATATTGGTCGTTGAACCAGAAAGACCAGCAGTACCTACGTTGACTGTTTTGGTTGTGGCTGTTGCAGTAGCACCAGTAGCCAAGTTAAGCGTTTGAGCGCCTGTGGACTGACCAACGGTAATAATACCTGTGCCAGTAGTTCCACCAACAGTAATAAGACCTGTTGTTTGCGATGTTCCTAACAAAAGACTTGTTGTTGTTCCGCTAAAAGTTACTGCGGCAGAGGCTGTTAATGTAGAACTTACAGCAACAGTAGAACTTGCAGTTACGGCACCCACCGCAGTTACGGCACCGCCAATAACTAAAGTACCATCAACATAAGCGTTTGCACCAGCAACCAAGTTACCATTTATGGATAGTGTGCCGGGTGTGTACAGCTTGTCTGTGCTGAAATCGACAGAGTTCGTCGCGGTGTTGTATTGGAAAACAGCATCATTAGTGCTGCCAACTATATAAACACGATTAGCCGCCGTGGAATCAATAAATAAACCTTGAGGGGATGTGTCTTGAAAGCCAACATAAAAATTATTGACGGGAGTTGCAGTGCTTACATTCCATGCCGTACCAAGCGAATATTCCCAGATGTCATCACCTGTTGCACCAAGAACCCACATTTTTGTGCCGTCAGCACTTAAATTTACTTGTACTGGGGATGTGTCTTGTGCTGCAACGCTGTAAGAAATACTTGCATAAGATGCCGTTGAAACATCCCAAGCAGTTGAAAGTGTGTATTGAAATACAGTATCGCTTGAACTCCCAACAACGTACATTGACAAACCATCTGTCTTAAACCAAAGACCAAGTGGCGTTGCTTCTTGTGATGCAACGCTAAAAGACTTGCTTGCGTATGAAGCCGTTGAAATGTCCCAAGCAACTGTTAATGTGTATTGAAAAACTGTATCGTTTGTACTTCCAATAACAAACATTGATAAACCATCAGGCTTAAAAAAGATGTCTTGTGGCGCAGTATCTTGTGCAGAAGTAGAAAATATTGTTACAAACGTAGCTGTTGTAATGTTCCATGCAGTGCCAAGTGTGTATTCGTTTACGTCATCGCCAGAACTTCCGTTGATGTACATTTTTGTGCCGTTGGAGCCAATAAACAAACCTGTTGGTGATGTTTCCTGACTGCTAACAGAAAAACTATTATCCGAGTACAGCCAACTTGTGATGCTGGTGTTAGGGGAAATGACAGCGTTGCCAGAAGCAACAGGGACGGTCACCGATGTGAACGAACCAGCCGCAGGAGTTGTGGAGCCAATGGCTGGCGGGTAGGCCAGTGTGTCGGTGGATACCGATTTTTGTGATGGATATGTAACAAATACGTCTTTTGTACCGGCGGAGAATGATAGGGCCGATGGTTGTGTTCCTGCGCTATTAGATAAAACCGTAGTACGGGCAAGTGTTGTACCAGAAGAAGTGTACGTACCAATACCAACTTCCCACTGACTACCAGTCTGCCCTGCAATCGTGTAATAAGTTGTGTTGCCGTTGCCAATCACAGCAAAAGACTGAAACCCTGTAGCTGCGCCAAGCAGAGTCACTGTCCCCGTACCAGTCGTGGTAGTGGTTTCTTTGACGCGATCTGCTAAAACAAGAGCCATAAGTTATCCTTTTCAGACTGTATCAACCAATTCCCAGTCTGGCGTTTGCTCATCGTTAATTACGCCCCAACCTGAAGATTGAGTGTTGTCGATATTTTGCCAGTTTGCGCTCTGATTGTCATCAACTAAAGCCCATCCAGATGCTTGCGTGTTATTTATATTTTGCCAGTTTGCGTCTTCGCTGTCATCAATTAACGACCAGAAAAATACACCGAAGCTACCAACAGCACCCATCGCCTGATTGCCTGTGACAGCTATTAAGCGCTCGCCTATTGAAACAGAACCTAGGTTGCCTGAAGCTTCTACGCCTGTAAGGGCTAAAGACCTTGCGGCGACCTCAACCGTGCCAACTGCACCCGTAGCTGCTACGCCTGTAAGCGCTTTAGTTCTACTTGAGGTGACGGAACCTACTGCGCCTGTAGCTTGAACGCCCGTAATTGCAAGAGTGACGTTTGCTGAAAAAACAACTGTGCCAACTGCACCCGTAGCTGCTACGCCTGTAAGCGCAACTGTTCTACTTTGAACAACTGTACCTACAAAACCATTGGCAACTACGCCATTTTCGGTTGGGCTGTTAGTTTCGGTAACATTTCCAACTGCGCCCGTAGTTGCTACGCCTGTGAGCGCAACTGTTCTACTTTGGACGACTGTACCAACTGCACCTGCAGCAGCTACGCCTGTAAGCGCTTTAGTTCTACTTTGAACAACTGTACCAACTGCACCCGAAGCTGCTACGCCTGTAAGCGCTTTAGTTCTACTTTGAACAACTGTACCAACCGCGCCCGAAGCTGATACACCTGTTAGGGCCTTAGACCTAGCACCAACTGCGACTGTTCCTACCGCGCCAGATGCCTGAACGCCGGTAAGAGCAACGTCTCTTGTCTGCCCCGCAAGCGAGGCAAATGGAGCTTCGGCAAACGCGGAGATACCAAACATTGGCTATTCAGCGGGTTTCCCCGCCGCCCACATTAGGTTGTAGCCAAACGAATCAACGCAGTAGTCGTGCTGTTTGCGGGCATTGTTAAAGTAAACGTGCCAGCAGTTACAGTTTGTGAGCCAAACGTGTGAACACTAATGACTTTACCGCTCTGTGTAGAGTTATAAAGTACCATCGTATCAAACGCTGTAGTCAAAGTCACGGTTGTGTACGTAATACTTGCTGAAGGAGTCCAGTACGCAACACCCGCCGTAGAAGATGAGTTTGTTGATGTAGGCGCGGTAGCGTTAGTTACAGTCACACCACCGGCTGTGTAGCCTCCACCGGATACTTCGCTAGTGCCAATGTTTGATGTTGAAGGTGCGCCAGTACCGGGTGTGCCAACGTTAGTCTGGCTGGCGTTAACCGTGCCAGAAGCCAAAACTAGCAACGCTTTGAGCGTGTCAGTTGTGGGAGAAGTCAAACTTGTACGAGAAACTAAAGTAACAGCACCTAATTGGTGTGCGCCAATGAGGAGCTCCCCCATAAATGAGGTGGCCATTGCTTGAGTATTTGCCATGATATTTCCTTAATCTAAAGATGCTGCTTCGGCAAACAGCGGGGGCGAAGTTTTTAAACTGACATGAACAGAACGGTGAACAAGTTCACCCTCATGCCAGTACTCAACCCAAGTTGTGTACTCTATGTCATTATCGACGGAACCTTCCCGTTTTTCAAGCAGAGATTCGTCCATGTCGCCTTTGGTGGTAGTAACAATCAATTTGAACTCCTGATAAGAGCCGTCGTAGCGGTATTTGCTGGCATGGTAATTGTAAATGTAACGCTGGATGTTTTATCAGAACCGAAGTCCAAAACAGCAATAGATTTGTTGCCTTGGGTAGAGTTATAGATCAGTGCGCACCGAGCCGTGATAGCTCCAGTCCAAGAGATATTGGGGAAGCCCACATAGGCTGTGTATCCAGAAGACGATACCGTGATTGGTGTTAATGTCGCCCCACCAAGCGCATACGTACCTGTAGCTGGCACTTCACCGGTTGAATTGTAAATGGTTGTGTCTTCATTTAAATTAGCGTTGGCTGTATACAAAGCAATCTTGATAACGTCAGTTGTCAAATCATGTATGCCTTGATACAGCTCGGCCTTGAAGCTGGTGGTTTGGGTCTGGATAATTGACATATCAAGTTACCTTCTGACGGAACTGACCAGAACGATACGCGTCTTGACGCTCCATACCATCACCCAAACGTTTAGCTAACGCAAGAGCTTCCATAAACTTGCCGTTATACAACTGCATCATATCGGCTTCACCCTTCATGTAGGTGTAAGCCTCAACCAAAGAGCCATACAACAGTACAGAATCAAAATTGTCGCCCAGCCATGTAGTAGAAGCTGTGACAATTGACTCAGGGTAGTAGTAATAGTGCAACTCAACTGTGTAATTGGCATCTGGCTTTGGGCCAAGAATAAACGTTAATTCGTCAGTAATTGTGCTACCACTAACAGTAGGGCCAAACAAAGCATAGTACCTTGGCAAACCCACATCGCTAGCGCTTGGATATGCCTGACGAATAAAGTTAACGTCTTTGTTCAACAAGTATTCATAGTTGCCGTCGGCATCAATAACAGCCAGTGAATACGAGGCTAAGTAGTCATCAGGCGCGGACAAGTATGTACTGGTGGTAGATACCACGCCCGTCATGTTCTTACGAATCGAAGGGAACTGCACCGAGTTGTAAATACGCTGCTCAGCTTGCTGAACGAACACGGGTATTTCAGCGATAAAGTCCGCTTCGGTATTTTCCGTGTACGCTTGGATCGCGTTGCTGAGTTCAGTGTAATTCATGCCATCGGGCCTCTAGCCATAGTTCCCTTGGTCGCCGCGCCGTTACCACGGGTGACGATACCGGATGTCTTAGTGGTTTCGTTACCAGCCGCTTTGCTAATATTGCCAATAGACATATTAACTGTGTCTGCTTTACTGCGGTTTGGCGGAATGCCGGGGTTCTCGGATATGCCTACAGGCTTACCACTCATGGTGTGGGGCTTGGCGTATGCAGAAGCAGGTAGATTGTTGATCTTAGCCATGTTATTTCCCCTGATTTTTAACTTTGGCCATACCGCGGCCATACTGAAGCATCATCTCATTGGTCTTACCGCCCTTGGCAAGCTTTGTAGGCGTCTTGCCGGGGTGCATGTTTTTCTCGTGCTTGCCGACAGCAGATTTAATCATCTTCTTGTCTTGGGCTAAATCTTTCTTGTCCATACTAGACTCCTTTAAGTAACTGTTACCGTAACTGTACCAACAAACGTCGTTGCCACCAAATAGTTTGGCGTCAATGCAACATCAAAATTACTCGACCCACCAACTGGGTTCCACCCCCACTGAACATCCCGCGAACCACCAGTCAAACTGCCACTAGCGTTAACCCCTGCCGTGACGTAAGTTGTGTCTTTACGGGGATCACGCACTGCCTGCGGATCATCCACTGGATACATACCCAATTGCAACTGCGGCTGATCTGGATCAAAACACTGCGGGCACACAAGCAGATTATAAATCTTTGTCTTTTGTATCTCTTTACGAAGCGCTGTCAATTTAAATTGCTGACCGCAACGATCGCACATAGCAATACTGTTCTTGCCAGAAGCAAAACGGTTACCCATGTGCCACCTCAAACTTATTCTTCTTACGTACGTTGTCTACGCCACGCAAAAACTGAAGGTTGTTTGGTACATGCAACCCCGACACAAGTTTACCTTGCAATGGAACTATGTGGTCAACATGCCACGGTTCTTTATTATTACGAGCCAACATTGCCGCAACCGAGTAGTAGCATTTAATCTTCAACCGGTCAAATGGGGAAAGCCACATAGGTGTACGTTGCTTAACCACTTTTTTGCGCATCGAACACAAAAAGTTTATTTTGCCTTTGTTTGCTTGTCTGTACTCTCGTTTTTGCGCTAGGTTTGCTTCTCGTGCAGCGAGATATGCAGCCCGTTTATTGGCAATGATTTTCTCTTTGTTAGCCGCCCTGTAAGCGCGTTTAACCGCTGCAATACGGGCTTTGTTGGCCTCGTAGTACGCCTTGTGGTACGCAGTGTCGGTAACGCGTTTTGACTTCATGTACCACTACCAATAAACATCTGACGTGGAACAAAACGAACCGAAGCCTTTTCACGATCTTCATCAGCGGCCAACTGCCAAGCCTCATCGTACTGTTGTTTTAAGATAGGCAAGCGTTCAGCGCCATTCTCAATCTTAAGGGCCAAATAATAGGCTAAACCTGCCACCATACAAGGCAGAAAGCGGAAAGGCACGTCCATCGTGCGTACACCACCGCCAGCATCATCAATACGGCGCATGCGCCAGTAAACGAACTGATACGTTGCACTGTTGTCTGGGGTTGGCCAGAGGGTCACAGAAGGCAGATTCTGCGTGTATGCGGCTACGCCTGTTAAATGCGCCGCCGCAGTTGTACCATTCTGCCCACGGAAACAGTTAGTAAGCACGTTGCCAGAGATATAGCCGTACTGAATAGTCTCAGACTCAATCAACAAGAACCCTGTAGCGGGTAATCCAGCCACTGAAGTCAGTGTGATTGTTGTGTCTGTGGCTGTAATCCCGCCGTTTAACGTAGTGCCAATCGAAGAAGTCTGGCCATCCAAACGCTGATACCACACCTGAATCGGGCGGGCTTGTTGCAGTTTGTTGGGGATCGTGGCATAGGTAGAAACACTAATACGCGTAATGGTTAAGTCAGCTTGCGTGGATGCGCTACCCGCGCCCGTACGAATCACATGCTCAAGTAGATCCACTGTATCTACGGGTAGTGCGTAGTTGTTTAGACCCGGAGTCAGGTTAATTGTCCCCTGCTCAAACGTCCACATGTTGACACCACGGTTTGCCCAATCAGCA